AAAAAGGAACATGGATTTAGAGTTTGACATAGTAATGGAAGATAGTCATATTCATATTGAATTTGACCCTAAATAATAACAATTAAAATACAGAAAGGAGGTTAGAAAATGGATGCTATTAAAAAAATTGCTGAATTATTGGCATGGATATTAAAGGAAGTTATCCCATTTGCAAGTGCAATTGTGGAACTCATCAAAAAATTCAAAAAATCAAAGTAAACAACAAATTAAAAATTTATTTATGAAAGCATTAATCAAAGACAAAGACGAAAAAAAAGTAATTAATTACACAACCGTAGAAGGTACTCCTTTTACAATTGTGCAACATGGAGAAGAATTTTTTATAACTATCGGAAATCATAAAGCAAGCGAAAAGGTTTTTGATAGTTTAGAAAGTGCAAAAAGTTATATAAAGTTTAAAGACTGGGATTTAATCCAGTCGGTAATAGTTAGAATAGTAGATTATTTTATAAACGAACAAAAAAACATTAAATAATGAAAACCGTTAATTTAGGTGGCGACCGTATAGGAAGCGGTCAGAAAATGAATGTAACAATGCATGGATTTGAACGTTCCACGCATGACCTTTACTACATAAAATTTTCGGTATAAAATTTTTGTGTTTTGTATCTACTTTTGTGACATACTTAATAATGTAGTTTATAGTCTTTTCATTTACAAAATTTCCTGCATGCACTTCTCCCCACTTCCACGTATTTTTTATTTGTTCTACATCTTTAGTTTCTATAATTCCGTGGAGGTGGATACGTTCCGTATTATTCTGACCTAATTCTGTTATTAACCAGTGTCTAACTGATATCTTGTTGTTTTTTCTCCATAGTTCTAAAAAATACCTAACTCCTTTAGTGGCAATGTCATTATCTATATTGTAGCTTACCTCTTTTAACTTACTTCTTAGGTATAATAGTGACATATCGCTAAACGTTAACGTTATGAATGTGTAGTTATTGTTGTTCCTTATTTCTTCCATAAGTCTAACTCTCCAATTATTCGCCTTTTGCTTAGTACATTCAATACACCGACCGCACCCAATTGGAACATACAAAACCCTTTCATCTTTAACGGTGGGAATTACCCCACCGTTTTTTTTGTTGCTTATGTACTTTTTATTCTTTATCAGTTTCGGATATAAACACATTATTATCTTTTCTCAATTAATGATTTCAAAATTGTAGTAATAAAAGGAAGAGACAATTTACCTATCTGCATAGTAGAGCCGCCAATATGGTCGGTTACATCTTTAAGTAGTATGTTGTTAAGTCTTGTTTCTTCTCCTGAATATGTAGTTGACAATTCTTGTGCTGACATTAACGAAATTTTACTAAAAGTTTCCAATACACCTGCCTTCACAGCTTTGATTTGTTCTTCGTTTAAATTGTTTTGAGTTTTCAAGTTTTCAATTTCTTGGTCAATCTTACGCATATTCTCACTCAACAATTCAGTAGATTTTTTAATGTTATCCTTCTGTTCGATAGTGATATTTTTTTCACCAATTAATTTATCTGTTAAAACTCTTTTGTACTCGAAAGCAAAATCAGCATCGATTTTAGTAATCCAAGCCAAATCTTTTGACATTTCAGTATCAACTATTAATTTTTCAATCTCCTGCCAAGTTGATTCTGTCTTTGCTCCTGATAGTCCTGCGTTTGCTCTATTTACTTCAGCTACAGATTTATTAACGTCTATTTCACTCGCAAGTTTAGCCAATTGCAATGCCATTCCTTGGCTCTGTATATCTGCCAATTTACGGCTCGAAGCATCTGAAGAATTTCCACTATTGACGTTACCGGATGCTGTCCCGGTAACACCTGCCCCTGCCTGTTGATACATTAAAGCCGGGTTTAAGCCTGCAATTTCCATTTGCTTTCTTTGATTTCCATAGTTAGTATATTCCCACATTTTGCGTTGTGCCTCACTACTATAATCAATCATTTGCTTGTTACCTTTTATCTGCAAGTCTTGTAGTTTCTGCTGTTGTTCAAGTTGCTTCTTATCGTAATTTAACCCGAATGCTTCAGAGTTTCCATTTATGAATGCACTTCCAGTTTGGAGTGCTAACTGACTTAATATATTCATGTTGTTTAATTGTTTTTCGTGCTTTTTTACTAAAAAGCTAATTATAATACTTGATAATATAGAATACATGCGTACTGACTTAAAAATATACAAGATAGAGATAATGAAAATTACCTCTATCTCTATAAATTATTAAGCAATTTGATTGTCTCCAGTCGCTTGTTTCGGCTCGTCATTTGACGACTCTTTTTTAACCACTTCCAACCTTTTTGCTGTTCTACTTCTGTTAACGTAGTCCATTGCATCCAGTGCAATATCAAACCTGTCTGTCCGGATGTTATACTCCGGTTTAGTGCCTTCTTTTCTATCTGTGTAGATAACTGGCGCTCCGTCTGAAATCGGTTCTTTGTTTTCAGTAATTCTCCTTACTTTCGTTTCGATAGTCTCACCTTCATAACTACTATTTATCTGTAATCTACCTTCACTTAAAGTTACTGTATTTCTATTATATGACTTCATATTTTTATAAATTAGGTATTGATTTAGCTGACATTTTTCTTCTTGCTTCTATATCTAACCCGATTTGAGTCCAAAAATTTTGTGCTGTTAAATCAGTTACAGCAAATATATTGTTGAATTTGCTCGGGTCAATATAAGTTGTAAGGTCTTTAATTCTCTTAGTTACTGGGTCTGCCTCGTAACGTCTGTTGAGTGTCATAAACATCTCTGTATTTGGATTAGCGAATTCACCGTAACACTTGTTAAAGTTAGTCATGTAATTAATCCACGCAGGTTGCAAACCTGCAGAATATAACCTTGGACTTCCGTCTTGTTCTGTGTCCGTATCCCAGAATGCCATTTGCTCAGTAATAAGATTTTGAAATCCGATTTGTGACAAACTCGGCTTGTGGAAATCGTTCATACTTTTTAAGTTAACAGTCCAGTCATTTCCCTGAGAGTAGTCAATTCTCGGAGTTAAACTAACTATGCCAATAATTATACTCGGCTCATTCACTCTAAAATCCAGATAACCGCCTTTTTTACTTCCTGCAAGTTCACCACGTCCACCCAGTGAGCCTAAAGGTCTTTCTTCTGTATCACTCTGACTAATTACTTGCTGAAATACTACTTCTTGAGACATACCGCCCAAGTATACAGGTGTTTCAGGTTTTCCGAATACTTCATTATCATAAACTGCCTCCAGCCAGTCGTCGTAACTGCCACCACTTACTGCAATACGGTTTAACATGTCATAAACCTTTTTGCTCAAGTTCAAAGTATCAATACTAAACTGTCCGCTCGATGTGTCTATAGCTGTAACATTCGCAATTCCATTTTCACCATAAATAAAACTATTGTCAAGCCAATTATTAAATATATCGCTTTGATAAGTTTTTAAAGCTAGTCCGTTTTGTGTTCTTTTACTATATAAATAATCGCTGTTTACTTTATCTACTGCAATAGTATACGGCAATATATTGCAATCAGTATTTATATTAAACGCATTTGGTGACATAGATTTATTTAATATGGTTTCTCTCATTTCATCTATATTTTCCAACGGAAATTCTATCATATTAATAGTCGCTCTATTTGGATATACATTGTCTTCATATCCAATACCTATTAAATTCTGTGTTGCTAAAGTGCTTTTAAATACTCCAGTAAGTTTATACCCATTATTACTTGTTACATTAACTATTTCATTTAAGATTTTGTCTCCTAAAATAGACATACTTAATGTTATATTACCTCCGCTTAATGCATCTCCATAAACTTCAATTATATCACCTGCCTTAATACCATTTACAGGTATTGTATTTCCGATATTTTCATCAATTCTGAATATATTAAAAGAGTAAATTTCACCTCTAAATTCAGTATCTCCAATTACATAACCAATACCTTCTTGTTTGTTGGCATAGTAATTTTTATAAATATCATAGTAACTTAATAAAGGTAGTGCGTTGAAATCTCTTTGAACGTGTGTTCCGTCTGCTGTTCCCAAAATACCTCTAACCCCCAAATAAGCCAATAAACTACTCTGATTTATCTGCTGAAATTCCAGAGGTTCTTCTTTATCTGTGAAATTTATCTTCTTCGCACTTAGTGTAAATTGTGGTAATTTTACACTCTCCATGTTCATACCTATACCTAGTTTGTTGTTATGCAATTTACCCTGATATAACCGTATCGGACAGCTAAACACATCTAATTGTAGTTTAAAGCTCCCAAATAACGGTCCTACCGTTGGGTATGTTTTTACGTCTGCATTCAAATTTACTCTGAAGCTATCCCCGGGCAGTGCTAACATATTCAAATACGGTACCAGCGTTCCGCTTGCCATAGTTGACCGCCATATATAACTCAAGTCATGTGTACTTCGTTCGAATCCGTGCATCTGCACATTCATTTTATTACCGCTTCCTAAACGGTCTCCGCCTAGATTTACTGTTTTCATGATTTAATGTTTTTTTGTTCATTTATAATATAATCTACTATTCT